GAAATGATAAGAAAGTCAGTGGTAATTCTCGCCGATGTCAGTGTGGAATGGCAAGGTGATCCGCCCGACTACAGAGTGTATGTGGGTGACGAAATGTTTACTGAACGCACCTGGATCTGGCAGGAGCAATACTTGGAAGAGCGGCTGGTGGTAAATGCACCACCGGGCAAATACAATCTGCGCTGGGAATTGGTTCCACCTGCACAGGGCAAGATCGAAGTGACCAACATCAGGATTGAGCATGGAGCAGCCCATGCACACATAAAGAAAGACTCACAGTTAAGGATCACCGAATGAGAGCACACGAAATAATGGAAGACGGTGCCAGTGGCGGCGCCAGCGCAGGCAGCACATCCAGCAGCAGCATGGCACCAGTAAGCATGGCCATGGGCACACAAACAAGATCCGGTGGTTCCATGCTTTCTGGTAAATATATCACGGACTTGGACCCTACCCCTAATACTCCGAAAGAATACAAAAGGACACAGCATGCTCGCCGACAGTTTAAAAATTCTCCTAGCAAGTAATTTTGCTTATTACATCAAGGCCCATGGATTTCACTGGAATGTGGAAGGGCCAGACTTTGGAGAGCTGCATGAGTTTTTTCAGAACATCTACGAAGATGCTTATTCGGCCATTGATCCCACCGCAGAATACATACGCTATCTGGGCGAATATGCCCCGGCCAGTTTTGAACGTTATGTAGAACTCACACAGATTGCAGGACAGACAAAAATTCCACGTGCTCGACTCATGCTGGAGGAATTGCATGCCAACAATGATCAGATGCTTGATATTCTCAACAGTTGTTTTGCTGCTGCTACCAAAGAAAACGAACAAGGCATTGCCAACTTCATAGCAGAACGACTCAGCGCCCACGGCAAGTATCGTTGGCAATTGTTGAGTTATTTGAAAACGGAACGAGCATGAGCAATGACATAAGACACATACTGGACCGTCTGGCCACTGTGGAAGGGCGACTGACTCCTGCACAACAAAAGGTGCCTCAACTGCCTGCATTGTTCAAGCCCAAGCATATTCGTGCTTTGGGCAGTCGAACAGATCCTGCTCATCCTATGGATGGGTACATGGTAGGCGACAGTGTGCAACCGCGTGGCAATGCCTTGGAAGAAGCCATGGCCGACATTGAAGAGGACATGGTCAGTCGAGTCAAAAAAGATCTCACACAGTATCTTGACCACTTGGAAAAGAAAGGCCGCGTCAGCAACGAGCTAAAAAACAAAGCCTTGGACGCAATAGAACACGGCGAAGTTGAAGAAACCGGTGCAATGGCACTGGGCGGCAAAGCATTTGGTAAGGCCTTGCCAGTGGTTGGTGCTGGATTACAAGCACAAGATGCTATAGACAGAGCAAATCTAGGCGACTACGTTGGTGCGGGTATTTCTAGTGCAGGAATATATCCACCGTTGAGTTTTCCTACCATGGCTGTGCAAGCTGCAAGAGACAAATACAGAACTGGCAGTTGGTTGCCCGACGACGAGCAAATTGCAAACGCTGCCAAAGGTATTCCAGCGCCTCCGTCACCTGCAGAGTTGCAAGCAGCTGAGCGGTCAAAAAAAGCGGGTATCAATCCCAATACATTATTGCCGATGAAAGAAAACGCACCTGTTAGGACATATACCATGGAAAATGGCAAGACACTAGAATGCTATGGCAACGAACAAACAGGATTTGAAATACGTCATGCGGGGCGCAGCTTGCCCACACGATTCCCAAACCTTGAACATGCGGACATAGCAGTGAGACTGTTTCAGAACCGTCGGCCTGAGGATCTCGATCAAGACTACTTAGAAGAAAAATAAAATGATCTTAGACAATTTTTTTGCAGTGAATGAAACATCAATGTCTCCCAGATCACCTGCACTGGCACTGCCCAGGGCCCCTAGAGCGCCTGCAGCACCCACTCTGGAAGAAGAAGATCAGTCTATAGATCCAGAGTTGGTAAATCAAATCTATCAAAACAATCAAGACGTAATCGGTAGAAACCCCAATCTTATCAAACCTGGACAAGTCTTAAGTTTGCCCGATGGCTCAAATTATGCGGTGCAACGCGGTGATAGTTTATCCAAGATAGCTAAAAAAATACAAACACCGTCGCGTGCTCCAGTGGTTGCTGTGCCCGATCGAGTACCAATGGGTACCCACGGTACTGATAGAGATCCGGTGTCTGGATTGCCCAATTGGAAAGATTCAAATCCTATTGCAAACCCCAAAGTACAAGTTTGGCCAAATGCTGGAAATCTACCGCCAGCTGTTGCTCCAGTTGCTGCACCATCTTTTGCAGATAGACTAAAACGAGTTGCATCGGGAGAATTTGTTTCTAATGTATTTCCTGAACTAACTCCCAAAGGTAGTCAGGCTGTGCCTCCATCTGTCAAACCCAGCAGCCCAGCGGCACGATCAGCGGCAGCGGCGCCGGAAATGGTGCCTGCTGCGGATTCCATGGCACCCGGCGAAGAGATTGTCACTGCTAAAAAACCAAAACTCCCGGTGGCACAACCCAAGCATGTGGTCACCCCCACACCATCGCAGCCTAACGTTATACAACGTATAGAAAAAGGTGCTGTGGACAAAGCTGGTAAGGTAGGTAATTGGCTGTCAGGTTTAGTAAAAAAACGTGAATCGGGCGATGATTATGATATAGGGCATCATTATGCTCCCGGTACTGGATCAGCAGGGCCTGACAACAGAAAAACCACAGCATGGGGAGCATATGGGCTGACCAATGCTGCAATCTTAGATGCACGTAGAGAAGATGCCACCTTGCAAAAGCCACTGAAACAATGGACACCTCAAGACCAGGACCGTGCATTCAACATTGTGAATGGTAAAAATCTAAAACGCCTGGATCAGTTGGGCGTGGACCTCAACAAACATCCCGAAGCACCAAGTATTGCTATATTTCTAGGAGCTGACGGAGCAGCAAAATACTACAGCACTGGCAAGTTCAATAAAGACACACTGAACGCCAATGGTGGCGAAGACGGTGTAAAAGAAATTATTGCACAACGTACCAAAGATGCTCTTGCTGCAATAGAAAAACAAAAGAAACAACGAGTCAAAGAAACTGTGAATACTGTCAACACCATGCTGGAAACTGCCAGCACAGCAGACGATGTACGACACATCCGGAACTACATTGACCGACAATACATTAGCCATGGCATGCTGGATCAAGTGGCATTTGCACAACGCAGTCACTTGGTAGAACGAGTGATTGAGATTACCAACCAACGCTGGTTACTGGCTAGATGAACACTCCTTAGGACCGCAATTCGTTGCGAGGTGTGGGGCGGCTGCTGCCCGGAGAAGAGCCATTCGCTACGGTGACTCTCTAAAGTGAGCAATTACTAATAATCCACTCAATTTTGAGATTTATAAGTATTGTATGTTTAATTTTCCGGAGCGAGCGTAATGATCAATATCAGTTATCCTGGTGGGGCCGGCGGAAATTGGTTATTAAATTTACTCTGTAGTGAATTATTGCCAGACAATCCTGTAAATTTTCATAAACATAATCGTACTCAAATAGAAAAATATTCTATCAAACTAGCCCACGAACTTGACCCAACAAAATTTGATTATTTGTACAGTGGCAAATTTTATTTTAATTTTTATCTTAATGTTATATATAAATGTTTTCATAATGATTTAGATATTTTTAATCAAACTGATTATAAAACTTATTTTTTAGAATGCGTAAACACTGCAAAATTTGTATGCAGATTTGATCAAATCAATGATCATGTGTTTTTTAATTACGACGATTTGATTAACGTCCCAAAAAATTTCTATACACAACTTTATAAATTTCAAAGTGAAAACTCTTGCGACATTATTAGTGAAGAAGATTTTTTACTGCGACGAGATCAATACATTAATACCTGTGTGAATCCTGTTACAATTAAACATAATTTTAACAATATGTTTTGGGTTGGTTTTGTCATAGGACAACTAATGAATTTAGATCTGGTGCCTCAAGATTTTTTAATACACGAATACCAAAATCAAGATAGATGTAAACAATTTGCATTAGATAACTATCAACAATGCACACTAACCAAAATTCATGACATTGATACCAATGTTTTTATGCCCAATTTACTCTAATGAGATTGCATTGTTAAATTATCTCTGTATAATAACATTTTAACTGGAGATTCACATGAGCGAAAAAACATTCAACGGCGATCAAAAGATCAAACTCACCCAGATCATCAACGAAGGCATGCAGGTCATGCACGAGATTGATACCCTGCAGGGCGGACTCAACGATACCATCAAGGCCATTGCTGAAGAATTAGAAATCAAACCAGCGGTGTTGAAGAAAGCCATCAAACTGGCACACAAAGCTGAATTTGGCAAAGCCAAACAGGATCACGAACTGTTAGAAACAATTCTTGAAACTGTGGGCAAGACGCTATAAATATTGCTTTGCAACGAATCGCTCACGTCACGAGCATGAATCACAGCCCACCGGCCACAAACGGAGAACAATGAGTTATATTGATGCGCTATTTGATCGTGAGCACGATCGCATACATGTGGTTGAACGCCGCAACGGTCAGAGACAATACCGAGAGTATCCGGCCAATTACATATTCTACTACGACGATCCTCGCGGCAAGTTCCGCAGCATACACGGAACACCTGTAAGTAGATTCAGCACAAGAAACAACAAAGAATTCCGCAAGGAAGTGCGTGTGCAGTCAGGCAAGCATCTTTACGAAAGTGATATCAATCCAATCTTTAGATGCCTCGAAGAAAACTACAAAGACCAAGACGCCCCCGAACTGCACACAGCATTTTTTGACATTGAAGTGGCATTTGACAAAGATCGCGGATTCTCCCCAGTGGAAGATCCGTTCAATCCCATCACAGCCATATCTGTATACCTGGACTGGATGGATCAGTTGATCACCTTGGCAGTGCCGCCACTGGGATTGAGTTGGGCTACTGCACAAGAACTTGTGGCTGATTTTGAAAACACCATGTTGTTTGACAACGAAGCTGACATGATCAAAGCATTCTTGGATGTGATTGACGATGCAGACGTGCTCACAGGATGGAATTCGGAAGGCTATGACATACCATACACTGTTAATCGTTGTACTCGTGTGCTCAGCAAAGATGACACACGCAAGTTTTGTTTATGGGGACAGTTTCCCAAGCCTAGAATGTTTGAACGATACGGCGCAGAGAATCAAACTTATGATTTGATTGGCCGGGTGCATATGGACTATATGCAACTGTATCGCAAGTACACCTATGAAGAACGACACAGCTACAGCTTGGATGCCATTGGTGAGCATGAACTGGGTGAACGCAAAACACAGTTTGAAGGCACCTTGGATCAGTTGTACAATCAACATTTTAAAAAGTTCATTGAATACAATCGTCAAGATACCATGCTGGTCAACAAACTAGACAAGAAGTTGCGATTCTTAGAACTGGCCAGCGAACTGGCACATGCCAATACTGTGTTGTTACAGACCACAATGGGTGCTGTGGCAGTGACCGAACAGGCCATCATCAACGAAGCACACGAACGCGGTATGGTTGTGCCCAACCGTAAGCAACGCCTGGTAGACGAAGACACTCAAGCAGCAGGTGCGTATGTTGCATATCCCAAAAAAGGCATACACAAATGGGTGGCGTCAGTGGACATCAACAGTTTGTATCCCACTGCTATTCGTGCCATGAACATGGGCCCAGAAACTGTGGTGGGCCAGCTGAAACAACACATGACTGATAGGATTATCAAAGAGCGCATGGCCAAGGGCGACAGTTTTGCAGCGGCATGGGAAGGTTTGTTTGCCAGCTTGGAATACACAGCAGTGATGGAACAACAGCCTGGAACTGAGATTACCATTGAATGGGAAACTGGTGAAGAAACTGTGCATGGTGCTGCAGAAGTTTGGCACATGATTTTCAACAGCAATCGCCCGTGGATACTTACTGCCAATGGTACCATTCTCACATATGAAAAGAAAGGTATCATTCCAGGCCTGCTGGAACGTTGGTACAGTGAACGTCAAGAAATGCAGGCCAAGAAGAAACAAGCAAAAGATGCCAAAGAAATTGCATTCTGGGACAAGCGACAGTTGGTCAAGAAGATCAACTTGAACAGTTTGTACGGCGCTATTCTGAATCCGCATTGCAGATTCTTTGACAAACGCATTGGACAAAGTACCACGCTCACAGGCAGAAGCATTGCCAAGCACATGGATGCACATATCAATGAATGTATCACCGGTGAGTATGATCATGTGGGCAAAGCCATCATATACGGCGACACTGACAGTTGTTATTTCAGTGCCTGGCCTGTGTTGGAAAAAGAAGTTGCAGAAGGTCGCCTGGAATGGAGCAAAGAAACTGCTATTGCATTGTATGACAGTGTGGCTGAACAAGTGAATGAGAGTTTTCCTGGGTTTATGGAACAGGCATTCCATTGTCCAAGAGACATGGGCGGCCTGATCAAAGCTGGTAGAGAGATGGTGGCAGACCGCACGTTGTTTATTACAAAAAAACGCTATGCGGTGAACATCATAGACCTGGAAGGCAAACGGCTGGATGTGAATGGCAAAACTGGCAAGATCAAAGCCACTGGCCTGGACCTCAAACGTTCAGACACTCCCAAGGTTATTCAGGACTTTCTCAGCACCATCTTGACTGAAGTGCTGGCCGGAGCAGATCGTGACGCAATCATTGAACGTGTACGCAAATTCAAATATGAATTTATGGAGCGGCCAGGTTGGGAAAAAGGATCGCCCAAGCGTGTGAACAACTTGACCAAGTACGGCAAAGAAGAAGAACGACAGGGCAAAGCCAACATGCCTGGGCATGTGCGAGCAGCCATGAACTGGAACAATCTGCGCAGAATGAACAGCGACAACTACAGCATGCAGATTGTGGATGGCATGAAGACCATTGTGTGCAAGCTCAAGCCAAATGCACTGGGCTGGACATCAATTGGATATCCCACAGATGAAATGCACTTGCCGCAATGGTTCAAAGACTTGCCATTTGACAACGATGCCATGGAGGCCACAGTGGTGGATCAAAAAATTGACAACTTGTTGGGTGTGCTGAATTGGAATCTTGCCAGTGCTACCAACACAGAAAACACATTTACTAGTTTATTTTCGTTCGAATGAATCTCAGCCAGGTAGTACAATTTAAAAATTTGATAGACAGTCTTGAACCTGATCCTACAGGCACCGACGCTGTGCGGTATTTTGAAAATCTGTTGTATCATGCCAGCAGTAATATCGAACTTAGAATGGAATCTGACATCAAGAATCTCGAGAACGATTTTGGATCAATACAGCAATCTGTTGAATCTTTTAGACAATCCTTTGCCAACCTATCCAAGTCGCTTCAGCAACTGATTGAATCTCAAGATCAAAGCATGTACAATCACAGCATGCGAGTATACCAGGAAGAATTTTCACAAGATACAGTGGCTGGTATACTGGATCGCAAGTTGTTGATTGATACCGAGAGCGAGACCATAATGCGAGCCAGATTAAAAAATTGCGGAGATTGGCGACTGCCCGGCATGATCATCAGGCCCAGCACAGAAGATTATATCAATGATATGGTAGCATTGGATCCGTTGTATCTGGTGGATCATGACATGGAACTGCTTAGACCATCAATGGAACAGTATCTTCCTGAGTACCAGCGACGATTACGTACATATACCATAAACGATTATGCCCAGCGCCCTATATTTAAAAATTTCCCCAAAGGCCAATTTGGTGTGATTTTTGCTTACAATTACTTTAACTTCAAACCATTATCAATTATCAATGACTACTTGGCCGAGCTGTTTCAATTGTTGCGACCCGGTGGCATATTGATTTTTACTTACAACAACTGTGACCGATGGCACGGTGTATCATT